ACTTCATCAATTGTAAGTCCATCACCAAGTCTGCAACCGACAGACCGAAAAACTTATGGGGGATTTTTATCGGGGTGATAGAAACAAAAGGTATGGAATCTATCGCATCATTCTGTAGAACATAATCCCCTACTGTGCATACTTTTCTGAGTTCAGTAATCCCATCGCCATCGTAGTCTGTTTGAAAGAAAGATTCATGCAACCAGTACAATCTTAAAGCATCTTCTGTCTGGGATTCACCAAGATTAAAATTAGAAGATTCATCAAATTCAAATCTTGATTGTCTTTCACCGAAAAGTGAAAATTCATCATCTTCGCCAGCACCAAGGTCTTCAGGCTCAAGATTCTCATCGGGATACATTTCCCTTAATTCGGATAAAGTCTTTTGAACTCTTTGGCAAACAAAACGAGCATCCTGAATACTCTTGGCATCTCTACTGATAAGGAACTCAGAGGGAGGTACGTTCTCTATATTTATCCTTCCGTTATATCCAGATCGCTTTATAACTACATCGTGAAGTAACTGGGCTTGTCCTTCAACCCCATAACCACCAGAATCTTCATATTCCG